GCCAATTTACAAATTGACGAAGATGTTGATGACTGTGGTACAGAAGATTTATTAGAGGTTGATGTTAAAACAAAACGAAAGGCCAGAATGTTACTTAACAGATGGACTCTCAATGAAGAAGACAACACCCTTTATAAAATTACACATGAAAACTATAAGGACATCATTGGTAAGATGATTTATATACGAAGCCCAATTTTATGTAAAGATCCAAAAATCTGTAAAAAGTGCTACGGTGATTTATATAAAAATTTAAATAGCCGCTTCATTGGTATTCTCGCAGCTCAAACATTGGGTGAGCGTGGAACCCAATTGGTTTTAAGAACTTTCCATACTTCAGGATCAGCAGTTATTAAGGGGCAGAATAGCGAAGATAATGCTAGTTCATCCATGAAACAGAGAGATATTATTGGAGATCTTGCATCCGTTGCTGAACTTTTGCACAAATTTAAAGGCAAGACATATACAATGATAGTCGATGAATTATTTGATGTGTATGATAAAGAAATCCATCATGTTCATTTTGAATGTGTTGTCGCTCAATTGATGTGGAAGGACCATATGAAATGGCGTCTATTAGAAGATCGTGAAAAGATAGAACCGAATTATTATAGTATTCAATCTGTACCGAATCAAGAGAGTTGGATACTGGCAATGGCATTCTCTAATCCAAAGAGATCAATATTACAAGGTATTCTGTATGAAGGTAGATATTCGGGCGTCATGGATAAAATCCTTAAAGGAGAAAAAATCACATGAGAGACCCAGCCCGAATTGAACGAATACTGGGTTTAATCAGGAAGGTCTGGTATGATGCTCCAGACCTTCGCCTGACCCAACTTATTATGAATGAACTGAGAATGCATAGCGATCCTTATTATATTGAGGATGACGTTCTCGAAAAAGCATTGAAAGCATACTGCAAAGATAGGAGGATTTAAAACTTGAAAATAATTAATCCAATAGCTGCAATACAAGACGAAGATAATAACATCTTCACAATCAGACAAAGAGACTATGACAATATTTTACCTATCGTGCAAGAAATAGTTAAACCTGTTGAGGAAATTGGTTTCACAATCAATGATATTAGTTTGAAAGATTCACGTTTTTCATCGGGAGAGCTTGCCAAGACTCTTAAACAAACATTGGCTATAAAATTACAAAAAGGAACTTCTGAAATTGATCTTAGTATTTTCATTCCCAAGCTTGTTGATGGAAACTATATTTATATCAACGGACGAAGAAAAATTCCTTTACTACAGCTTTTTGACATTCCGATTGTAACAAGAGGAGAAAGCATAAAGCTTCGCACAAATGTAGCAACCATAATGGTATTTTCAGATAAAGAAGCCCCATTCATTCGGATTAGCTTCTTGGGTAAAAAGATACCACTTTCTTTGATACTGCTTGCGTATCATGGAATAGAACTTTGTAAAATCAAATATGATTTAGATGGTGATATTGACGAAGAGAGCGAAAACCTTTTTGAAATACTCAGATATGATTTGAGAAGTTATATTGAAGAATCAGTTGGATATGCTCCTGATGATTTTTTATTAGAACTCGGAAGGATGTATTCAAGATATAATGCAAAATCAAAGGGGGAAGATGTACTATATGCACTTGATTTAATTCCAAAAGTTGATATAATCACAGCACGATTTATGACTTACCCAACAATCTTGGAAGAGATTTGTGAAATATTAAAGACAGGTGAAGTCGATGATATGGAGTACACAAACAAACGGGTGAGATGTTTTGAGTATATGGTAATTGCAAGAATTTCAAAGATCATATTCGATTTGTGTTTTTCAAATCGAACTGCAAGACAACCGAAGTTCAATATCAACTCAACACAAATCTTATCAGATTGTAATGTTTCAGATATTGTTCAATTTGATTTCTCAATCAACCCAATTGAGGAATTGACAAAACTATCAAGAATAAGTCTTCTTGGTCCCGGCGGATTTAAAAGGGAAAACATTCCCAAGCATTTGAGAGATATTTGCCCAAGTATGTTTGGCCGTCTATGTCCTGTTGATACTCCAGATAGAGATAACTGTGGGGTTCTTCAAAATGTTGTCCCGAATGTACATCTTGATCAAAATTTGAAATTTGAAGCAGAGGTTCAGGATAAATTTCCTCTCTCAATTCCTGTTTCAATGACTCCATTCTTAAAGCATGACGACCAAACAAGATTACAAATGGCTGCATCCCAAATGAGGCAGGCGATCATGCTGAGAGAATTTGATGTTCCTCTTATCAGTTCAGGGTCAGAAGGACTATATACACCACACACTCAATTTGTCAAGATGGCTAAAAAACCTGGAGAGGTTGTTCATATTGACAAAGAGTATATTATAGTGGTATATGATGATAAAGATGCTGACATATTTGATATTCGTTATAGAAAAATTTATGTTGAACACATGGATTTCATGAATATCTATGTTAAACCAGGAGACCGGTTTAGTGCAGGAGACATTTTAGCAGAAAGTAATTTCTGTAAAAATGGAAAAATTAACATTGGCAAAAATCTTCTGACTGGTGTTATGGTTTATTATGGTAACAACTATGAGGATGGAATCGTTATTTCAGATAGACTTGTCAATGAGGACACCCTAACGTCAGTACACTATAAGGATTTATCATTCACAGTAACCCCAGATAAAGTTCTTCTATCATTAAAGGATGGTGAATATAAACCACTACCAGATGAACTTGAAACAATTGAAAAGGGTGATACATATGCCATTTTGCAAAAGCTTAACTCTGACGAACAATATTCGGTATTTGCCGAGAAGGTACTGTTAGAAACCCGGAAAAAGTATATCGTTTCCGAAGTTAATTTATATGGTAACTCTTGGAACGAAGAGGTGCCTGAATATAAAGAGTGGCTTGAATCCAAACTCTCGAAGCAACAAGACAAAGAGAAGTATCTTCAAAAAGTCCTGAAAGATGTTATGTCGAAAGACGAAGCAATGAAACTTATCAGGGAAAAGAGTCTTGACAAATTCTCATTCACCGGTAAGTATAAAGAGAAGCGTGAGAGAATTAACGGATTATATGTTGAAATGTATGGAGTTCATTTCAGGAGAGTTCAGGTTGGTGATAAATTAGCTAATAGGCATGGCAATAAAGGAGTCATATCTAGAATTGTTCCTCATGATAAAATGCCACAGCTACCTGATGGACGCCACATGGATATTTGCATCAATCCACTTGGTATCATATCGAGAATGAATATTGGTCAATTATATGAAATGCATTTGGCCATGGCGGTTGATGCATTGAAGCAAAACATATTAAAGATGTTAGATAAAGATGTTGAGCAGAGCGAGATAAAAGAATACCTGCTGGGGTTCATAAAGATTGTTGATCGGACAGAGGACAATTGGTATTATACACAATTCTCCGAACAGATGCCGGAACAACTATCATTGGACTTCATCAAAAATCTTACAATCATCCAAGCTCCATTTCAATCTTGCAAATTACAGCAGGTTGATGAAGCAATGCAATATGTTGGAAGCGATTTTAAATTTCCAATATATGATCCATTGTCAAAAGTTAAATTGGCAAATCCTGTTGCAGCTGGTTTCATTTACTTCTTCAGGATGGTTCATATTGCAGAGGAAAAACTTGCTGCAAGAGGGATTGGTGCATATGCAAGACGAACCCTCCAACCATTAGGTGGTCGAAAGAATAAGGGTGGTCAGAGATGTGGTGAAATGGAAACTGCGTGTTTGATTGGGCATGATGCTCCAATTAATCTACATGAGTTTCTTACAACCAAGTCCGATTGTATTGATTTGAAAAATAATTACATTCGCAATTTCATCGATCCAAATTTAACAGATGAAAGCAAAGAATTAGATACAACACCCGAGTCAGTTAAACTGCTTAATTCATATCTAATAGTGATAGGAGTTGATCAAAGATGAATGAAGAGGATTATATGATGGGTTCATGGACTTATACTAATTACACCTCTTCCACTGACAGTACTTCTGGTTATTGGATGAAACCCCAAAAAGTTTCTCTTAGAGATGTTATCGAAGAGGTCAGTAAGGAGCAGGAAGAAGATATAGAAAAACACTTACCCATATTCGACCCAAAGGATTTAGACATATGAGTAGAGCAGACAGTGGACCGGAGGTCATAGTTACACATCCCGATCCCGATGATCTATGGGATATTGATGTTGATTTTGGTGAAGAAGGGCACACCCATGAAGATGAGTATTATAATAGTGAAGTAAAAGCTGCCTATAAAGAAAAGTCAGTAAAACAACAACTCTTCGACATCAAGGATCTGGACTTATGAAAAAAATGTATTGTTCAGAATGTGGTGGCGAAATTATCGTCACCCGAGAAGTTCCGTCCCACTCCTTTGAAATTAACATTGATTCATTGAAGTGTATTGACAATTTTGGTTTCTTGGGAGGGGATCCGGAACTTATATTTCATTGTAGTAATGATAGAGAGCACAACATTGAACCAAAACCAGATTATGGTAACGTCTCACCCATTGACTTTGAAAAATGGAAGGATGAAGTTGAGGAATTTATCAGTGTTAATGTGCTACCAAATTTATAGGAGGAAAGTTTATGACAAAAGATTGCTTACCAGACGTTCAATGTACACCACCAAACATTAATATCCCAATTATGCAAGTAGGGGTTGAGAATGTTGAAGTACCATTTAAACTTGAGACAAGGGGACATACAGGATTTCATCAAATGATTGCAAATGTTGCTATCAGAACAAGCCTTGACTCTGACACAAAAGGTATTTCGATGTCTCGACTCTTACTTACATTGAAACCATATTTGGATCTACCTTTAAAGAGTACGTTAATTAAAGAGATCCTTGAAAAGATTATTAAAAATGTTGGCCCGAGTGAGACTTTCGGAAATAGTGCTGCATATATAACATTCGATTTCAGAATGCCAATTACCAGGCAATCAGTTGTATCCGATAATCAATTTCCAATTTATTACAAATGCAGATTTGAAGGGCAGATCTATGATATTCAAATGACTAAACCCGATGGCAAGAAAGAAAGGCAGTGGCATTTCAGATTCTTTCAAGGTGCAAAAATTCAATATGCATCTTATTGCCCATGCTCTGCTGAATTGTGTAGTGTTCTCGACAGTCGGGGATTCCCACATAATCAAAGATCGTTTGCTGATGTAATGGTTGAGGTTGACGCATATAGCAGTAAGTATGTTTGGTTGGAAGACATTATCGAGTCTGTTGAAAATGTTATTCCTACCCTACCATATCCGATCATCAAAAGGGTTGATGAACAGGAGATTGCCAGAATTGCTGGAGAGAATCCAATGTTTGTTGAAGATGCAATTAGATCAATATCTAATTCTTTGATGAATCTAGATGGAATTGTTGATTGGATAGTTAAGTGTAGACATGAAGAATCAATACATACATCTGAAGCAATTGCAGTCAATTGGAAGGGAGTTCACGGAGGGTTTGACGAAAGGCGATATTTATGATTGAAGTTGCAATTTCATATGGATTCGGTGCAGACAATAGATATAATCTTGAAGAGATTCCACCGAAAATACAACTAGCAAGTTATAAGTTTGATCCATTGATAGAGAATCAAGATAAAATTATTGACACATTAGAAAAAGCAGGAACTAACTTGTTGGTTGTTCACCTACCTCTTGATGTACTTCACCAAGACAAAGATGAAATACTTGATGTAATATTTACATTCAATCAGACATTTGCCTGCAATCATTTTGTAATACACCCTAACAAGGGAATTGAGGATTTTCTTGATTACTATTTGGAAAATAAATTGATGAAGCTTCCAGTCAAATATGACTATAGCTTATGTATCGAGACTTTTCAATGGAGAAAGAAAAAGAAAATACGAAGTCCTCTGGATATTATGGAGTATTGTATTAAGAATCCAGAATTTAGCATGTGTATTGATACTAGTCATATTGAATCTATATGGTTCGATCATAAAATCATGCGCACTCTTTTGAAATACACAAGCGTTATTCATCTTTCAAATCGTGCAAAGGGGCACGGTTCTCATATGCCATTCAATTCACCACATGGAGATTTAAATCTTGTTGGATTTATTAAAGATTTGAAACATATATATAAGTGGAATGGTATTATTGTTCTTGAATACATGCCAGAACATCAAGATAAATTACTTAAAAATTACTATTACGCAAAGAGGTTATTGGAATAATGGAACCTTGGGAACATGAAGCATTTAATGATCACTATAATGGACAATGTTATCGCAATGGGAAATTTTACCAATCAAATCACCCAACTCGATATGAAACAGTTCCTGACTCACAAAGATTGGCATCAAGAAAAGGCGATATTATTAAATTCGGTTCTGGTTATTATAAAACTAAATTAGGAGATTGGAGAGATTGGTTTCCTGAGAAGAAAGACATGTATAAATTTTGGAGAAGAAACAGAACAATTCCAAATTATGCTATGGACGAATATGCTTTTATTGCCAATCGTTATAGATGGATCAAATATAAGTGGAAAGATTATAAAGATTATGGTGCTATCGCAATGATGGCAACGGGTCCCAAACCTTGCCGAATAAGAAAGTATTATACCACTCGACCATTTCATATAGTATCTGCATTTCCACACAAGAAATTTAGAAGTGGGAATATATATGTGAAAATGAAAAAACCATTTTCCATTCGTAGTTGTGTATGGTTTTTATTTGATTTCAATCTATCAGAGTTTATTGAAGGACTGTTAAACAAATACGGAGATGGAGAAAACTCCAGAGATATGTTTCTCAAGAAAATAAAACAAGTTTGGGAGACCAATTTATGAGCAATTCAAAAGAAGTTGACATTATGAAACTCTACTTCAAAGAACGTGACTATGAAGTCAATGTATTTGGAGAGTATTCAGATGACAAATCGCTAAGCTTTCCCAGTTTTCTACTATTTTTAAAAACGTATGTTGATAAAGCTATTGCAGCATACACAGGAAAATGGGAAAGAGAATTACCTCCATGGTTAATATCGTGCAAAGAGCATGAGAATCATGGAGTAGCACCAATAAAGGCATACGAAGAAGTTATTAAAATTCTGGCCCTTTCAGGAGCCGCGCTTGAAACATATACAAAAATTAATGCCGATAAGTGGAGAGAGAATTCCGAAGAGGATTCTAAAAAATGGAAAGATCCAGAAGACTATGTACAAAACTGGATAGATCGCTAATTTAAAGGAGAAGTAACTAACATGAATGAAAATTTATCCCAAATGGTAAGAGAAGGGCAAGGAGAAGAGGCAGTCGTATTTTCAGAGGATCAACTTGACCTTCCGGTACAGGAAGAGACCCCGGCAGCAGAAACCGGTGTGGTAGAAGCACAAACAAATGTGATTGCTATTACATCTTTATCGAATTGGTTTGAAGCGAACTGCTCATCCTTCGATAACATCAATCAGGTGAAAGTGGCGATTCGTGGTGTCAATGGAGAACAGACACTTATCATGGCAGTGAAGGATGCTGACGGCGAGCAAGATACCGAAGGTAATGCCAAGAGAAGTCTTCGCGTATTTGAAAACGCCGATGTGCATCCAGTACTGAACATTCCCGGAGCTTCAATGGAAGTTTATAACAACGGTTTTCAGATTGTTTATGGAATCGAGAATAATATTTTCATCAAATGTTACGGAGTGCGAACAGGCCTCATAGCTGTTTTCTGTAACAACATTGATGGAAAACTGATCCCATATGCAACAACCCGCATCAAGAAAAAAGACACCGAGCTGGAGATTGAAACAAGTGATCCAGCAGCGGTATCGGCAAAACTATTGGCCGGTGCAGATCTAGAAGCCTTACAGCTTCTTTATAAGCAAAGTGCCAAAGCAATTGAGGAACTAACATCCAATCAGGATGTTGTGAATTGGTTGCTTGACAGACAAGCTGAGGTCACGGACATTAACCATCATCTTCAAATTGATGGTGTTCTTATTGACATCTTAGCGTAAGGAGTGTGGGGGACAGGATGTATGCTTCGGACCTAGATGGGACAAGCGAGTGCCTAGTCCCCCATTCACTTAATTATGAATATTAATGAAAATGTAAAACTCGTTTTAAGAGATGTTTATTTATATGATATTGAAGCGTGTCATTATACAATCATGACAAAACTCGGAATGGATTTAGCAGGTGTTGATAGAGATAACAAATCAGAAAGAAATATTCACATTGGTAAAATGATGAGAAAGAATCCGAAGCTAACATCTATTCTACGAAACACAACCCGATCAATAATTGATGAATATATATCACGCAATAACATCAAAGAGAGTGACATTATCCTTAGACAGTACGATGGTATTATTACAACCAAAACTTTAAGAGAAACCAACATACAGCATATACCATTAAACATAAGGCAACATTTTCAAATATTCATTTGTTCTTTTGATCGAAAAAAGTACATCGCATTTGATAGTCAAAATGAAACAACCATAAAAGGTATTGCATTTAGATATGATGCCATGGACAAAATATACGAACAGATTTGTAGAATCAATTACGCCAATAAAGATTCTATATTCAGAAATCTACAAAGAATAAAAGATAAATTCATGACAACACAAAATGCTAGAATGTTTGCTATTCCATTGAAGAATGGAAAGGTAAATATCTTTCTGAGAGATTATGGTGAGATGGAGATTTCACCGCAGACATTAAAAATCATAGACACAGACGATATTGATAAGGAAAGGTATTTCAAGTTTTATATTGAACCATTCACTAAAAGTATTGTCACAGAATTTGTGAGGTAAAAACATGCTTATATTAAACTTAGCAGCAGGAAAAATCAAGCCTTTAATTGAAGGCAAAACTCCGGGTCCACATGTTCTGTTAAATCTGGATACTTCATATTATTCATATATGGATCCGGATGTTATTGAAGAAACCATTAACCTGGTTCAAGAAAGAGGACACACAAAAGACTTTGAATACTTTACCAATGAGGATGCTTTTACATTCATGGAAAGAACAACTCTGATATTTGATAGAGTTTGTATCTATAGATTCCTTGAACATATTCCATTTGAAAAAGTTCCCTATTTCATATATCTTCTATCAACTATTACAACGCCAGGTGATGATATAGTTGACGTAATTGTGCCGAACTATGAAATCTTGGCAAAAATGATTTTGGGTGAGAGTCCTTTGAGTGACTTAGTAAACTTTGAGGCACATAACATTCTATTGACAACAGAACTTTTGAATGAGCCAGGATGCCCACATGCTTCAATCTGGACCGAAGCAAGAGCAGAATACTTTTTCAATTTAGAAGGTAGATTTGAAATAATTGAAACTGATCCGAATTACTCATTTGACGGTCGTAATATCTATCTAAGATTTAAGGCACGACGAATATGATACTTCAGTCAAAATCATCAGGAGATGGAGGTGGTGGTTGTGGATATAGTATCAAACAACCAACCCATCGTGAAACCCTTTATCGTTCAACTTTAGCATTATATGTTGATTATCAAAACGGAGTCCAGATTCACAAAAATAAATACAGTAATATTACTGGAAAACCTACCACAGAACAGTTGGTTGATATTATGTGTCGTGTATTTGTGGAACACGCCTTCGACGGTAGAATGAAACTATTTCAGGCAGGAATGGAAGAAAAATTGAAACGGGCGGTTAATGAAATAATAAAGGAGTAGGTATGACACCATTTAATGAACGAGCAGCAGTAATGGGTCTTGATTCATCTCTCGCATATAAAGGTATGTTTTCATATAGCGATAGATACGGCGAAGTCGTTTACCGCCAACTTTCAACACAGTTTGTAGACATTCAAGATCCAAATGGACATCCAACAGACGGCCTTCCAATTTCAAAGTATGGAATATATACGAAGGGCCCTGATTGGCAAGACTATTTGTATGCAGGGAACGTTTCCGATATGTACAAGTTCATCGGAAATGATGTTTTGAATCAAAGGATAAGGGATGCTATTACTTCTATTGGTATGCCAATTATGACAGAGAATGCAGTACCAAGTTTGCTTCTGACTAAACTCAGGAATGAAATTATCATTCAAAGTTCTCAGCAAGCTCCTGATGTTGGTGATATCTTACCGGTTATGATTGTCAATAACAGTTATGATGGAACAAGAGCAGCATCAGTTGCTTTTGGTATTGCCACAAGCTATCGTGGTGACAGAGTTATCTTTGGTTTTAGTCTCGGTGAAATGCGACAAGTTCATATCGAGAGTTCAACCACAAGCATGTCATCTGCAATCGCATCATATATGCAAGTGTTTTCGGACAACATTCTCGACATGATAACGGGAAGTTTTAATAGCACCTTAACCGAAGATGAAATGATGGCAACTCTAGATGTTATTGAAGGAATGGGCAAAAAGAGAAGGGAAGGAGTTTCAAACCTTCTTCAAGAAATGATGCCTGCTCCTATTGAAGGACAACCACCACCATTACCAACAGCGTGGTTGGTCTTCTTGGCAATTGTACGATATAGCAGTTTTGAACCCAACCTGAATATGAAAAGGTTGATGGAGAATGCTGCAGAATCCGTACTTGTCATTCCCGCACGGATGTATGAAGTCCTTGAAAGACTTCCTGTATCATAAGAATTAGAATAGAGCGATACTGACCGGGTATCGCTCTATCCTACAACTTTTATGTCTATTTTTTTTGGAACAAAAAAATAAAGGAGCTAGAATGCCAGAGGAAAAAAGAGTATATACCCCAAGTAGATCGTATGATATCCAGGTTAAGATAAAGAATCTGGATTATACAAATGATATGATCCGTGTGGTGTTCGCCTCATCGCTATCAACTGCATATCAAGTTGTAACATTGCAGATGAATATCGATCCAAACGATGTTATATTAGAGGACATATTCGGAGGCCAACCCATTAAATTGAGTATTACTCTGCATAGAGAGCAAGTATATCCTGGCCCAAGAATTGATGTTGAATTGATGTATGTTTCTTCGGATTTTCAATTAACTGAAAAAAGTGAGATGTCAACTGGGTCTCAAAAAGACAGAACTACTTTGAATATAGTTACAGTTGTAAGAAATTCATATAAAATTATGAACTCTCTTGTTAATAGAGTATTCATAGGAACAAATCTTTCATCTATAATATCGGCCTTAGCTAGTGATGTTGGAGCAACATTACAGTATGATTCTAACGGAAGAAATAATGCATCAATTGATCAAGTTTGTATTCCTCCAACAACATTCTATAATATAATTAAGGAGCATACAAGAAATTCTGCTGATGTATTTGATGGATATTTAGATCAACGATTTGGTTTGTTCAATGGAGTACCTGGGGTGTTCTGTCAACATGATAGTAAAGTTTATATTATGAATTTAACTGCAAAACTAAGTAAAGATCAAACATTCACAGTATATGAACTTTCAGCTTTAAAAGACAAAAAAGAACTAGAAAGAATCGCAAGTGAAACACTGAACGGTAACGTCTTTTATACATACAACACAGTAGATACAGATTACTCTGGCAATGCAAAATTTGCAAAGTTAGCAACTACATTGAATCATCTTGTACGACCAAATGATACACTAACTGCCACTATATCTCAGGAATTAAGAAGTGTTGCGAAAGATTATTCACTTGTTTATTTGACTCAATCGACAACTCCAAATTTACATATAGATTCAGCAGTTGATAGAATAAGATACTACAATGAAGACACTGGCTTCAATACAGAAACAGCTATCTTTAATTCCAGATTTTCAAGAACAATTGCTGATTTATCGACAATATCATTAGACATTGAAAGAAATCTTCCAGTGTTGAATTTAATTCAGGTGGGTGAGTGTGTGAAGTTTAAACCTAAGACTGTGGAATATGCTGATTTAGAAGGAAAGTATATTTTATGGAGTTCAGTAATAGAATTTTCAAGAAACGTTGATTGGGAAACTACAGCAAGAATAAATTTAGTTAGAACAAATAAGAAGAATTAGGGGCAAAGCCCCCACTCTTATTATTACCACGTCAGCAAAGAATTGAAATAAAAAATAATTTAACACTACTTGAAACTCCTAATCCGCTCTTCTTCATTTTTTCTCCTTTTCAAAGTTGATTGTTAAAAAATTCACAATTTCTCTTTCATTAATTAATATATATAGACCGAGATGCCTATCTAAAATTAGAACAAAAATAAAAGGAGCATAGTATGCCAAAACTTGAAGTCAGTGAAATGCATGATATGGCAGATGAGTATATAACAGAATATCTCAAATGCAAAGCGGATTTTGACTACTTCTGCCGTAAGTATATATACATTGAAATTCCTGGCAAGGACGTTCTCCTACAACCATACAAGAAACAGGTTGAACTTGTTAACCTTGTGGAAAAGAAACATTATGTGCTCGTACTCAAGAGTCGACAGATAGGAATCTCTACAATCATCCAGGCATATTCTGCTTGGTTAACGATTTTCTTTGATAATGCAGTTATTGGTATTATTTCAAAGGATGGAAAAGAAGCTACCGACTTTGCTCGTGCAATTAGAGGTATGGTCGAAAAACTTCCGGAATGGATGAAGCCACCGAGAGGCCCCTTGGGAAGAGGTTTCGCAAAGAGAACAGAGCAATCATTTATTCTTACAAATGGAAGTAAAGTATTTGCTTCACCTGTTAATCCCAATGCTCCTGATAAGACGCTTCGTGGTAAGGCCATTACTTTCTTGGTTATTGATGAGGCGGCATTCGTTCATCATATTGATACAGCATGGACTTCACTTGTACCAGCTTTATCAACTAACCAGATGCAAGCTAAAAAAGCACAAGTACCATACGGAACTGTTGTTCTTTCAACTCCAAACAAAACAAATGGAGTTGGTGAATGGTATTTCAGACGATATAGTAAAGCAGTTTCAAGAGATGATATTTTCGAACCATTTGTAATTCATTGGAAAATGATTCCTGAATTAGCAGACGATCCAGAATGGTATGACACCCAATGTAGACTATTTGACCATGATCAACGAAAAATCGCTCAGGAGTTGGAGTTAAAATTCTTACCAACAGAAGGTTCATTTTTTGAAACAGATACTGTTGAACAACTTCAAAATTCTGTTAAAGAACCAACTGAAAGATTAAGACTGTTCAATGGTGAAATGTGGAGATTTAGTAGTCCAGTTCCTCAAAGATATTATATAATGGGAGTTGATACAGCACCAGAACATGGAGAGGATAAATCAGCTGTAACAGTTTGGGATTATGAAACTCTTGAACAGGTCGCTGAATATCAAGGTAAGTGTAAAGTACTTGATTTTGTGAAAGTTGTCAAAGTACTTGCAATACAATACCCAGGAACAATTGTCATAGAATCGAACTCATATGGTAACCAGGTTGTTGAACAATTAAACAACAGTGAATTTTCATATATGGTGTATCAAGAAAGGCGAGGTAAACAAACAGTTCTTCCGGGATTATCGACTAATTCAAAAACAAGACCTTTAATGATTGATGCTTTATATTCATATGTAACACAATACCCAGAATGTATTAAATCTGAAAGATTAGCACTTGAACTAACTGGTCTTGTTACAAAATCAAATGGTAAAGTTGAAGCAGATCATGGATGTCATGACGATTTAGCCTTGGCTACTTCATGTGTTCATTATGTACGAAAATACGATCCACCATTGTTAATTGATACTAAAGAATATTCTTCATTCTCAAATGAAATGGCCGGAATAATAGCCGGAAACTCAGAGCTTTCAAATAATTTCACTAACGAAGGTGTTATGAAACATGTAAAAGAGCGTGTTGGTAGTGGTGAACTGAGTGGATTTGTTGATATACTAAGTTTGTATGACCAACGATAAGGAGATGTTAAATATGGATGACCAAACCACGCAGATTTCCGAATTATTTGCTGCACCAAGAGGAGATCTCAAAATAGCAGCGAATTTTGGTGGAGTCAAAATATATACATCCACAGTATTACAACAGAATTTTATAAAAGCAATGGTAAAGACTTCAAGAGTTTCTCCTATCGTACCAACATTAATAAAGCTAATGCAGAAAGGGGAATTTATTCCTTGTTACTTAACTGATAAAATTCTAAAAACAATTCTTAAAAGACAACCTCCTGAGTTTAAAGGATATGCAGGATTAACTCTCGGAAAGTTTATATTAACATTTGTTGACAATGAAACTAACATATTTGGATTTACTTCAAACAACGAACTATCTGTAACAACTTTACACGAACTTATACACAAAGCATCTAATAAAAATCCAAAGTTATTTTATCAAACATTTAAAACAGAATTTACTTTGTTTTATAATTTTTATTGGTCACGAGTTTTTTCGGTTGAAAGAAGTGGGTTGGGTGTTAAAGAAACACAAAATCTAGTAGAATTTATTTATTTTACAACTGAATCAGGAGACCGATCAAACAAAGCATTATCAACTTATTACAGAAAGTTGTTAGAAACTTTCCAGGATATAACAACATTAAATAAAGAAGAGTTAGATAAACTGGTTACCCAATATATCATTCTCATAAAAATTATATGGAAAGCGATGTCTTCAAGTGCTCCAACATTAATTGAAAAAGCAGTTTTCGCAAATCGTTCTATTATTGTTCCTTTATACACAGCTTATAAAACTGCGTTTGGAATAAATGTAAAGAGCATTAAAGAATTATGTTATCAAGAACTTTATGCACCATCTGAAGTTATTTCGCTTCCCGCATTAGTAAAACGTCCAAGTGCAAAAGTATATAAAATGGTTAACACACTGTAAGGAGATACACTAGATGGCAGACAATGAAAACATTAGACCAAGTGCAGATCTGCTAAATGATACAAGTATAAACATGGCAAGCGATAGAGCCCGCCGTATCAGTAGTTTACACAGAACATCTGAAGATCTCGTTCGACAGTCAAATACTAAAAGACTGCAAGTATCAAGTGAGATCAGTGCGATTACGAAGCAACAACAAAAAATGAAGGCAACACTTGAACTTGAACGTGGAGAAATGACAACCGATATAGCTAGTGGCTATAGTGAAGTATTAAAAGGTTTAGGACGTACAATTAATTCTCTTGCAACCGGTGTGAAGAATATAACTATAGACACAGGTAAAGCAACATCTGATGCAATCAGCCAATATGGTAAGGCTGTTGGTGAAGATATAAGTATTAACAAAACCAACACTATAGCAATGGCCCTGTCAAGATCAACCCCTTTGTTTGGATACTTTGCGGCAAAATTCATGGAGACAGATGTCTTCAAAAATGCAGCCACTGGAATAAAAGATAGAGTTACTGATGCAATGAAAGAGGGTGTGTCAAGAGCTGGAAGTGGTATTGCTAACGTATTCAGACGTGGTAAAGAAAAACTAGATGAAAGCAAGGAAGTACATCCAGCCACAGTGTCCGATTTGGCACAACTCAAAAGAGATATGGCAGGTGAAATGCCAAAGCTTCAAGAGGGTGGTTATGTTAAACAAGGCGGTGTGGTTGAAGTTCATGCTGCTGAAGTTGTAACTCCAATTGATAAACTTCTTAAACAAATTGATGAAGCAAAATCTTCTGATATATCAAGAAAATTAGACAAGACATTGTCTATGATGTCTCAAAGTCTAACAAGATTAGAAACTGTAGTTGTACAACGAGAAGATAGTCAAAAGGGACTTGTACAAACATTCATTCAGGAGTTTATGAATGCTAAAAATACAAGAGAATCAGCATATCAAGAAAGATTGTTAAAAGCTATTCTTGAGTTGAAAGTTGGTCTTATTGGTATGACGTCTAGAATTAGAATTGCATGGCAGAGAACATTGCTTCAGCATCCACTGTTTAGAAATATTTTATTCTTTTCTGATTTAGTTCAAACCGCTATGTTAAGTCCTATTAAATTTCTTTTTGGAGTTAGAGGCGGATATGCTGGAGATGTTAGGGGTGCAACCAGAACAAATAATGTATTCTTAAAAATATCAAATCTGCTGGCAATGACATATACAACTTTAATGCCAAAGCTTGATGATATTGCTTTATATACAAAGGCTACCGCCGAGGGAATTGTTGGTGGGCCTGTTGAAGGAGCAACACAACAAGGATACACAATGTTCGGCAAAATAAAAGAGATGCTAACCACAAGATCAATTCAATCGCCCGGTGAAAAAATATTTGATATGCTGATTGATAGGCTTGGTCTTGACCGTGGTGCAATGGAAGAAGCTGGAATTACAGGAATTGGTGGGTTTGCTCATCCTGGTCGTATTATGAGAAACATGGGAGCATCAGGAGAGAATCTTAGAGCAACTGCGTTTGGTGAAAGTAGGGATAGAAGACCTGAAGATAATCCTATTTATAAAGTATACGCTTATTCAAGAGATAAAGCTGAAAACGTTTGGCATTATATGTCAAACAAACTTAGTGAATTGTCAAACATGAAAAGGGATCAAGAAGACAGAGAGGGTCCTCATTCGCCAAGTATGGCAGAGAACATTGCAAAGACAGCAGGGCTTACTGAAGATAGATTAGAGGATGCTAAAAATTCTGATGAGCAGGCAAACAAAATTCGTAAATCCCAACTTGGTTTAACCAAAAGAATGGGAAAACGATTAAGAAAAATGGGAAGTCAGATTTGGGATTGGCTCCTATTTGGTTTTACTTTTCTTAAAGACATGTTCTTTAAAGGAATAGGAACATTAAAAACATTCTTACAACCATTGATTACAGCAGCTCTAACTGCTGGTGGAGCAGCCTTATCTAAAATAGGCGGAGTCGGAGGATTGGCAGGAGGTATGAGTCTCGCTGCTGGTGTTGCGATGGGTGTTTATGATGGTATGCGGGCTGTTGCATTATCAGATGAATGGAAAACCAGTAAAGCTTCAGCAGCAGTAGGAGGATTCCTCGGAGGTACTGATAAGGGAGTATCTGGTGCTGCTAAAGGTGCTTTAAAAGGTGGACTGATTGGAGCAGGTATTGGTTCATTCTTCCCAGTTGTCGGTACAGCAATTGGTGGCGCAATCGGTGCAATTGCTGGTGGTATTCTTGGATTTATTGGTGGTGAGAATATTGCTTCAGGAATTGATGCTTTAGCAGGATATCTTAAAAAGTTTATCATGGCAGCTTGGGGTATTATCAAGTGGCCGTTTGAAATGATAGGAAAAGGATTCACTTGGTTGAAAGAGAATCTAACTTGGGAAAATATTAAAGCCTGGGCAATTACAGGATGGGATACGTATTGGTCATTCATTACATGGCCATACAAAAAAGCAAAGGAAGGAATTGACTGGGTTTATAAGAAAGCCAAAGAATTCCTTACAACGGGATGGTTGGGTGAAAATTTAGATACAATAACTTCATTCATTACATGGCCATATAGAAAAATTAAAGAATTGTGGACATCAGTAAAAGAGTTTTTTACATCTGATGAGCCTCTTTCGGTTAAAGCACAAAAAGTAATTGATTTTGTTACATGGCCAGTAAGAAAGATATTGGAAGTTAAAGATTGGGTTATGGAAAAAATCTCATCGCTATTATCAGATACTTGGTTAGGTCAAAAGGTACAGAAAGTGATTGATTTTGTTACATGGCCATATAGAAAAATTAAAGAATTAAGTCAATCAGTAAAAGACTTTTTTACATCTGATGAACCTCTTTCGGTTAAAGTACAGAAAATAACTGATTTTATTACATGGCCAATGCGAAAAATAATGGAACTAAAAGATTGGGCAAAAAATAAAATTAAATCATTCTTTTCAGGTAAATGGTTAGATGGGGAATCATCAAAAATTTCTTCGTTTATTTCATGGCCAATGAGAAAGATAACAGAATTAAAAGATGCCGCAATGGACTGGATTGATAAAAAATTTGGTGCTGGTACTAGTGAAAAAGCAATGAAAACAGTAACAGATATACTTACAGCTCCATATGATTCTTTAATGAATGTATTTAGCTGGTTCGGAAATCTCTTTGATAAGATTAAAGAATGGGCAGCAAATAAAATCAAAAAATCATGGCTTGGGAGATTCTTCAGTGATGATGAAATTGATGAAAAACCGAAACCAGTATCATCAGCGTCAAATGCAATTCCATTTGAAGTATACGGTACCCATAGTGGAAAGAAAGAGTCGATGGCAAAAGCTATATCAACACTATCTGAAACTGATATAATTCCATCCGAAGTATATGGTACACATGCTCCAAAAGAAGCTGCTACTAAAAAGTCAGACGCTGCAATGAAAAAAATGACAGCAGAAGCACAAGCCAGAGCAATTGAAAATGAAAAAGAAATGGCAGCAGTAGAAGCATTTGAGAAAATAGGAAATAAACTTCAATCATCTCATAATCAAACAACAGCTGCTGTAATACAAAATACAAATGTAATATCTTCATCAAACAAGAACAGTATAGTTAATGGTGGAGGCGGAAGCGGAAGCGGAGGAAGAAAATCATTTTCTTCTGGTCCTAATTTTGCAGGTGATGTAGTAGCATGCAACATCAAGTAAGGAGATAAAAAATGGCACAAAAAATAAACCTAGATCCCTTTATGGGGGTGTATGGGTTACCTCCGTCTACATGGCTAAGCGATGATATGATTGTTAATAGTATGCCAGTGTTTGACATTATACCTGCTAAACCCGAGTTTTCAGAAGGCTTGAACTTATTTAGAGTAGAAGATGATTCAGAAAGGTATTTAAAAATTCTTGCTACTCATGGTTATACAACAGCAATCCCAATTCGTGTAGCATTCTTAGCAGACAACTTTCCTACTGATTCATTTACAAATGACTACGGAGAGACATTCCTTCAAAAATTTACAGATGTTGCATCACAAGGTATGTCACAGCTTGCTCAAATGACAGGATCACAAACAGGAACAGAAGCACTACGAAATATAGGTGGTTCTCTTTCTGATCTTGGTGAAGATATGGGGGGAATGATGGGCGGCGCACTAAGCGGTGTTGGTGGTGCAGCATCAGGAGCTGGTAGTGGAATAGAAAAATTACTTCGTAGAATGGAAAGTAATGATGCTGGCGGAGTAACTAATGTTATGGGTGGAGGAGTTCAACTTATCAACAAAATGGTTGCTGGACATAGAGTAGACTTTCCACAAGTCTGGAGAAACAGCGGATTTTCTCCATCATACACAGCAACTGTAAGATTATACAACCCAAATCCATCAAGTGATAAAGCAACGGAACAATATATAATTGGTCCTCTTGCTGTACTATTGGCTTTAGCCCTTCCAACATCAGATGATGGAAAAACATATAATTGGCCATTCTTTCATAAAATAAAGTCGCCAGGAATTTATGGTTTGGATCCAGCAGTTATTACAAATATGACTGTGGTTAAGGGTGGGGATCAACAACAAATTGCATATAATCAAAGACTTGGTATGGTGGATGTAAGAATTGACTTTACAAGTTTGTATAATACTTTGCTTGCTGAGGAAGGAACAGGAAACATTACAAACAGACCCACATTGAAAAGTTATCTTAAAGCAATGAAGGATATAGATCCTTCTCTATCAAGAAATAGACAAGTAATGAGAGCCGGAATAG